GTTATGAGGAAACTTGACGACACCAACAGGACAAGAAAGAAAAACGTACGGCACTCGTGGGTAAAGGCGGGGCCGGGGACCCAACGCTGCGCTATTTGCGGAATTACGAAGCGAAGCGAGTGGAGAGACGGGAAGACCTAGCATTGCGTATATCTATCATCTGGTGAGCTTTATTCTATGACAGGAGAAACACCAGAATGCAGGGATCTTAGTGAATTTTATTAATCTAAAAAGTATATAATTACCTAATAATAAAACAAAAAGGAGTTTGAAATGAAAGAGGAATTTAGCAAATACGACAAAGTCGTTTATGATGGTGAGGTATTTGAGGTACTTGAAACCGCCGACAATACGGGAATGATGAAAATAGAACCGTTATTTGATGAGACATATAAATCCATTTGGGCTGATGAGGAGATGGTTGTTTCGTTAAATAGAGCTATCAAGTTAAGGCTTATTGATGATGAAACGGCGGATGAGGCGATAAATTTCGGGAAGCCAAAAATAGGAGACGCAGTGGTGGAAAGCGGACCGCTTGTGGGGAAAGACGGCAGCGGGAAGGACGACCGGGCCGACGGTAAACTCCGGTGGGATCTTCTTCCTTTGGCTGAGATAGAGGACATCGTGAGGGTATATACGGAAGGAGCCAAGAAGTACGCCGATAACTCATGGCAAGATATACCTGATGGATTTAATAGGTATTTTGCTGCGAGTCAACGTCATATAATGGAATATATGAAAGGAGAGAAATTTGACAAAGAAACCGGTTGTTATCATCTTGCATGTGCGGCATGGAATATAATAGCTATGTTATATTATGACAAACATGGGAAAGGTAAGGATATGTCTAAAAATAAGACATTTAAATTCATAGAGGAAGCATCCATAGTACATGGGAACAGATACGATTATAGCAAATCAATATATAATGGGCATGACAGAAAGTTAATTATAACATGTAAGATACATGGAGATTTTATGCAAACACCTCATAATCATCTAAACGGGCATGGGTGTCCTAAATGTAGATATGACATGAACAGAAGATTAATATGCGGGGTTGGTGTAAATGACATATACGGGAGTAAAAACGATAGGAGTTATAACACATGGTGTCATATGATAAAGAGATGTTACATGAAATCTAAAAAATTCAATGCATATAAAGATTGCTATGTATGTGATGAATGGAAAATATTCAGCAATTTTAAAAAATTTTATGATGAGAATTGCCATGATAGTACATTTCATCTTGATAAAGATATAATATTCCAAGGGAACAAAGAATACTCACCTCAAACATGCGTGTTTGTTCCCATGGAAATAAATGAATGTATAAAATCTGAATGGTCAAACAATAAGACTCTTCCACTGGGTGTTACTAAAACGGAATATGGTAAATACAGGTCAAGATGTAGAATAGAAAAAGGGGAAGGAGAGACACATATAGGTGTGTATGAAAATGAAAAAGAAGCATTTTATGCCTATAGAGAATTTAAGAAAAAAAGGCTGAAGGAAATGGCCGAAAAATATTTTAATAATGGATTGATAGACAAAAGGGTGTATGATGCCATATTGTCGTATGAGATATATCCATTTAAATATGGGGACAAGAGAAATGATGAATATGATTACACAAGTAACAAACATAACAAAGGGTTAATAGAATGGAAGAGTCAGGAGAAAGAGTAGTAGATGAGAGATTAAGAGCTATTAATAAAAAACCGGTAAATACGTTGATTTAATCAAGCGCACTATTTATGATGATACTCCATTTCCGATAGTTAAGTATCTCAATTATAGTTATGATGAATTGAATTATGATTATGTAAGGTATCTGAATTTTAATGTAGACATAAATTGGGAGCAGCGTAGATATCAAATTGTTAAGGATTTATTATCTAACGATTTCGATGGAAGGAAGATGGGTATAGATGAGGTAGATAATGCTATATTTACTGCTGATTTAATTATTAACAGATTAAAAACTATTTAAAAATGGTAAGAATTGATTTTTTCACGAAGAAAGACGCTGAGTACAGCGATTACATGCGATATATTATCGCCAACACGTTACAGGAATATGAGGGTGAGGTCACGTTAAACCAGATCCCGGAGAACAAAGCCACGGATGAGGAGATATCCAAGTACGGTATAGAGGTATATCCTACTATTATCGTCAGTGGAGATAATATGGATGGCTTTAATAAACTTGAGGGGATGTGCAGAAAGGCTGATCTTATTAACGTCATGTCATTATACGATAAGAAATAGGCTCATGACGCTAAGTGATAAATATTTTGGCTGGAAAGATATATTCTTTGACAGGTTCGTGCATTGTTGTAATGAAAAAAGCGGTCAACCACAAGGGAGTAATATACCTCTAGCCAAAATAAACTTCGACAACAAGACGGGATATGTGGAGGACGGGACTATTAATATAGCCGAGCTTCTTCAATATCTTTGGATAAATAATAAGGTCTATAGGTGTGAATATGCGCCCATAGATATATCTTCCGCCTTGCAAACATTGATCAGATTGACCGAGAACGCTAAACATATGTTTGAGGATCAACCGGGTGTATATGACATGATCCCATATAGAGGGTTTTTCCTTAGAGATGACTTTTCATCCGGGAAAGATTATTCACTTGATTTGGATAAAATAGTGAGCGGGATGGGAGGATGGTATGGGGAGGATGAGGATCCATGCTACTCGATGTTCGTCAGCCAAGATCAGATATGGAACTTGAACCCGATATTGAAGGTATTAGCTGATGAAGGATCTATTCTAGCCAAAGAACTTGGATATGATATGAACTCATATGTCAGCGACAATGGATATACGATATACAATCCCTACCTCTCGTGGATCAATCATTACTATCATTATTGCCCGACATTTAATGAGGATAAGCTGAAGCCGTGGGATAGGGTAGAAGACAGAAAGAATAAGTTCAAGATGACGGATAAGGTCAAGAGAGGCGCCAATAACTGGTACTATTCAGGCGGGACTATATCTTGCGTAGATAGCTTCTTAGGGAAGAAATACAGGAAGAATCTCCGAACCTTTATCTATCGTGGAATAGTATTCTTCCTTGACCGGATATGGCATACGTCTTTATTTGAGAGGATGGGCGTGAAAATGAAATACAACGCTTATTATTGTTATGCCGCTACTTCCGGGATATGGTATGATAATGGATTCAAGGAAAGACTAGCCAAGAGGTTTAACAAGTCGCTGGGCGGCGACGGGGAACTGTTCGGGGCTAACCTAGCCTGCATGGTATGTGACCGTAAGGATATCGATTGGGAGGCGCTTCGTCTTTGGCTTGACAAATACGATGATCCTACTGATAAGGGCATGGTGAATAGCCCTATTCAATTTATGTATTTATATTTATATTACACTTTTAACAAATAATTTGAAATGAAGAAGATAAATAACTGGATTATAAGAACATTTGGGTTGAGAGGCTCATGGAGCTGGGCTAAGAAACAGATGTTAAATGGAGCGATCATTAAACGTAAGGCTACTACAGGGACATACAAAATAGCTATTGATGATGACAAGAATAGGTTACTTGTAGCCACATGGGATCATCTAGATCAAAGTCCTGTATGGGAAAGGTGCCCGCATAGTTTATTAGATGAAGATGCGGTTGATTATTTTGTCACAGCTCATAAGGAATTATCATATGGAGGCATAAAGATCAGGATGAAAGATGAATTTAATTGTAACGATAAAATATCGAAAGTATGAAAAAGATTACTGATAAAGACATAGAGCGCCTTAAGGCCGGGAAGAAGATAACAAAAGGATTTATCCATATGCAATTAGATGATAAGGGAAGATTGAACTTGTGGAGTGATATCAACATAACTGACAATTATAGAAGTCTTAAGATAGACGCTAACAAATTGTTTGATCATGGGATTCTTTCAGAGGGATATGATAAATTGAGAGTTATAAATATAGGACAACAGGGACGAAGGTAATGAAAGTGCATATTATTAATCATCGCTGCGGTGACGATGAAATAGAAGTTAAAAATGGCATACGAGTTTTTGATTGGGTTGGGAATGAGTTTATTATCAATCTAAATAATTTTGGGGAACTGGAAATAAATGGATTGAATGAAGGTTTATGCATTATACCTCAATACGGGAACCAAATTGTCATAAAGAAACAGATTTAAAGCAACGCATGACGCTATGGACTGGGAATTTAAGATTGAAAATATTGAATCATAATTTAATTTAATAGACATGGAGACTAAAATATGCAAGAAATGTGGTAAAGAATTACCAGTAGATAAATTCTATAAGAACAAATCACAAAAGGATGGGTTTGGATACTACTGTAAGGATTGTGTAAATGCCTACAAATCGTCCAAAAAAGCCAATGCAGATGGGGGGGGTAAATTAACGAAAGTGTTTACCAATCCAGATCTAGCCAAATTCAAACCTAGAGAACTTATCGAAGAACTAAAAGCTAGAGGTTACAAAGGCACGCTCACCTATGAGCAGGTAATAACATTATAATACAATTTGAAAGATGGCAAAGAAACAGTTAAAGATCCCGTTTAAGGACGGGAGACCATGTAAATGGGTTAAGGATGTTCATGATGAAGAACGTGATAATTATGAGTTTGACGAATGCCTTGAGATATACGGATTCGTTCGTGGACGCTCTTCGGCTGTAATGATATTAAGACCGGCGAATGATCATGGGGAGGATTTTAATTATGCCAAAAGTGTCTATTACCAAGTATTCTTGACAGACAGTAAGGAAGTAATACAGAACATGATGCATGGAATCATATATGGTAAATGGACTTTTGTTAAGAGGGGAGAAAATTTTGGCATTAAATTGGTTAAGGTCTTACCTAGGATACATAAACTTACTCTTGATATGATGGCAAAGGATATTTTTAGACCTGAAAAATTATAGCGATATGATTATAAGCAAGAAATGGTCGATGCCGAACAGCGAGACATTCAGCATAAAACCGATAAAAGAACTTATAGATAGATATAAAAAAGACGGAATGGTTATAGTGGATCCATTCGCCAGAAACAGCGATATAGGAACGATAACCAACGATCTTGATCCTGAGACTAAGGCTATGTATCATAAAGACGCCACGGACTTCCTACGTGGTCTTAAGGATAATATAGCTGATATTGTACTATATGATCCACCATATTCCGCTAGACAGGTGTCCGAGTCATATAAAAGGCTTGGAGAATCTGTTAATATGCAAACAACACAATCTAGTTATTGGGCTAGACAGAAGAAGGAGATAGCTAGGATCACCAAGAAAGGCGGGGTGGTCATTACCTGCGCGTGGAACTCCGGCGGTATAGGGGCCGGGCTTGGCTTCGAGCAGCAGGAGATTCTTCTTGTGGCTCATGGGGGATGGCATAATGATACGATCGTTACGGTAGAGAGGAAGATGATGGATGGTATGCATGATAGTATCCCGATATTGATGGGAATAAAGAAACTGGATGATATGTCACCGAAAAAGCAAAAACCATGAAGGAACGGATTTTTACCACAAAAGAACAGGGGAGGGTATTGGTCGAGGCCGGCCTTCCTATCTCCACCGCCATCGGTTTCAGAGACAAGTATCTGGATCAATTACATTCTATGGAGGATGACGCTGGTCGTATAGGCCTGATCGAGGCCGTTACCCCGGATATATCCAACCCTGTTTGGGATGTAGGGACGTTACTGAATTTGCTCCCATATGAGATAGAGGGTTGTACATTAGAATGTTATAAGCTAAAACATGCATGGTCTGTAACGTATAGAGATATAGATGAGATTCCTATGTATTGGAGTAGCGAGAAACTTCTTGTAGACACATTGTTTTCGATGATGATGGAATTACTTAAACATAAGATTATATGAACATAAAGCAAATAACAAAATTAAGGTACAAAACGAAAGATAAGCCTCCTATAGAAGGGGTTCCTCTTTTAGGATACAACAAAAAATATAGCTGTCCGTGGGAAGTAATGTACAGGAGAGGGGATAAGTACTACACCTGCATGAAGTATGATGCTGAATTTGAAACATATCCACCGGAAGAATATGAATATTTATATCCATGAGAACATGAAGCAAGTAACAAGAATAAGGTACAAAACTGAGGATAATCCGCCTATGGCCAATGTCCCTCTTATAGGATACAGCAAAAAATATGACTGTCGGGTAGCGTTAGTATACAGAAGAGGAGACAAGTATGATTAAATAATTACAAAATCGATAGTAATCCATTGTAAAATCATAGAATTATTTGTATATTTAATATATTAAAATGAATTGATGATGAGTCTAATAAAGCGTTCATATAAATATCGTATGTATCCGAACAAAACACAAGAAGAACTTCTTGCAAAAACATTCGGATGTGTTCGTGTTATATGGAATGCTTGTGTTGACTCATTTAACTCATACGATAAAGAAACAAACCCTAATCCGAAATTCCCGACAAAGTCGGATCTTGTTATTGAAAAACTTTGGTTAAATGAAGTATCGGCAGCCACCTTGCAGCAGAAGCAACGTGACTTTATCGAGTTCTCCAAACAGTACTTCAACAAGAACAGGAAAGAAAAAATCGGTAAACCGAATTATAAAAATAAACACGACAACCAGTCGTTTAGATTGCCGTTCCCGAAGTTTAAAATCACTGACAATAAGATCCGGATCGAAAAGATCGGATGGGTTAAGATTGTTATCGATCGTGAAATCCCGGATAACGCTCGTTTTATCTCCTGTACCGTTTCAAAGAACCGTGCTGGTCAATACTTCGTATCAGTTCTTGTAGAAACAGAACAGTGTTATAAACAGAAAACCGGTAAAACAGTCGGAGTTGATCTTGGAATAAAAACATTGGCTACATTGTCTGACGGAATATCTGTTGAAAATCCTCATTTTCTTTGTGAGAACCAAGCGAAGTTAAAAAGGATGCAACGGCATTTATCGAGAAAGAAATTAGGAAGTAATCGAAGAAACAAATGCAGGCTAAAAGTATCAAGACTTCATTGTGATATAGCCAACAAGCGTTCATGGCACATGCATAATTTGACCACGATGCTGGTAAATAATTACGATGTTATCTGCATTGAAGATCTAAATGTTTCCGGTATGCTACAGAGCCACAAACTTGCTAGTTCTGTATCCGACACTTCTTTCTCAATGTTCCGTAACCAACTTGAATACAAGTGTAGGTGGTATGGTAAAGAACTGATTGTTATAGATCGTTTTTACCCATCCTCGAAAACCTGTTCAAGATGTGGTTGGAAGAATAAAGATCTGAAATTATCGGATCGAACATTTGTTTGTAAAGATTGTGGCTTGGAGATCGACAGGGATCTCAACGCTGCAATAAATATACAAGCCGTAGGAGTTGATGCGGCTATACGGACGCAGAGCAGCCGGGTTGCCAGTTGTGTTGAAGCGTCTAAAATGGAGTAGGATATCTTAGTTATTTCTATGATTTTCTATGAAATTTACAACTACAAGACATCTCCTCCAGATGAGTACGAATACGTATATCCGTGAGAACTAGAAGGAATATATTTATATTTAAGCATGATTAATATTATTTTAATATTATTCATGCTTTTATTTTTGTTTAAATCGTATTTTTGTATCAACATTAAAAACCTGATTATTATGGATGAAAACAAACAAAAAGTCAATGAGCTAACGATGAGGACGCTGGGTTCTCATTATGGCGGATATACCTATGTAAAGGTAAAAAATCGTCAAACTTATGTAACGATAGATTGGAAGTTGTTGAGGGCTATAGAAAAAGGAGAGGTGGAGATAGACAACGAGAAATACCATCTATCCGGAATAGAGTACGTAGCTAAAAGATGTCAGGACATGTTTTACGTTGGTCGTGATATTTATTATTTCAAGGGTATGGGAGAAAGAGGAATAACCAATCTTCTTAGAAACGCTATAGATGATTTGCTAGATACCATAAGCAGCAGGGAGACTTATCGTAGCGCAGAG